AGTTGACCCATCGTATGTAGCTGCAGGATTTATACCATCTGTTAAAACTACTTTTGGTGTACCAAAGTTTATCTCTGTAAATCTAACCTTGCTTACACCTGTCATTGTGGGTGAGCCACTTGTTGATACGGCTGTCCACCCTTTTACGGCAGGTACAGATGTTATTGTAGTGCTTGTACCAAAACCGTCATCTGATATAGAGTTACCATTTGTAAATGTTGCTGTTGGTATTCTACCAAAATTAACAACAATAGTATTAGAACTCTTTGATATTAATGTTCCAGTAACACCTGTGCTAGTTGAAGAGTCCCCTGAGCTAGTTCTTTCTGATATTGTTTCTCCAACTGTTAAATTAGAATCAGAACTTACTGTAAACTCGTAATAAAAATTCCAATGATGTAGGTAGTTATTACCTGATGATGGTGTACGACAGGCAAGCACTCCCTGATTTACGCCATTAGCCACTGCTATTCCTAAAACTGACCCTGTTCCGGGAACTGTCCCAAAGTTATTAGCAAAACCAGTTAACCTTCTATAGCCACCCTCTAAGTTTGGCTCATAGTTTAACAACTGTATTGCTGAACCGGGACTCTCTTCACCAAGAGATAAAACATCTGCACCTGTATTTAAACCACCCCTGCAAACGGCTCTAAACGTGGAGACTGAATCAACCATTTAGCCGCTCAGTCTTAACATCTGTGATGTAAACTTTGGTCTGTTTATCATTGATGACCTAATAAACAGTGGGTCATCTAGTAATAATCTACGCATAGATTTTATACCTTCTTGAAACTTAGCCTGATGTATTTGTGCAGACTGTTCATTAGACCTGAATCGCATCATGTATACCATAGCACCGTCTATGATTATGTACTTAAATCTGTCTGGTATAATCATTTCGTCATCAAATGCTGACAAATCAGCAGGAAACTTATAGTAAACATATTCTATTACATAAGCTGCGTCAGGTAAAGGTGTTACACCAAACTTTTCTTCTGATGTTTGATATATTAAATCAGGAGATGACCTACCTCCTGTTCCTGCATTTTCTTCTATTGCCTTATATATTCTAACATACTCTTCAAAGGGTATAGTAGGCAAAGAACTAGCAGTGTTACCTGCACTTGACAAAGCTTGTAAGTAAAATGTTTCCCAATCAACACTAGCCGTATCAGTAGGTAAGTCGTATGTGCCTGTACCTGCTGTTAATGTCTGTGTAGTTGTAGTTTTAAGAAAGGGAAATTGATGACCATCTTGTAGTATTTCACGTATAGAATTATTAATAGCATCTTTTGCTATAGCCTGTACGTTTTTGGCAGTAGAGAAACCATCACCTGAGGTAGTAAGTGTAACTTCATTCAACCTACGCAAGAGGTCATTTACTAATGTAATGTAAGTTGTTGCCACAAAATACTCCTGTTGATGTGATTAGAGGGCAAGCCAATCCTGTTGCACCTGCCCTCTAAATGATAGTTTGTTATGCTAATAGGTCTCTATCAACCTCGTCAGCTTCCATCTCACCGATGTCACTAACGTCCTGTAGGACAGCATACACTCTGATTTCACCTGCTGTGAAGGAAGCTCCTCCACCTGCGAGTGTTAAATCTAAAGTGTCTGCAGAAGTAATAACTACTTCACCTGCAGGGGTAGCACATGGAGCATAAGCTCCATCAGATGCACCATCAATGTCAAATGCTGCAACATACTCGTTGTCATCTACAGCAGTTCCAAGAATGGCTGTTGCGTCAGTACCAGTATTTTGCGTTGCACTTGCAGTAACCTGAAAACCTGCAGCAATAATTTTAGTGTTAGCAGGTACAGTGAGACACTGCACTACATCACCGTTAGGATTAATGCTGTTAGCTGTTAGGTCAACGATTTGTTGCACATAGTATGGTTGCCTACCTCTGGCAGAAGAGCCGTGAGTATTAGCAAGAGTTGCTGTAATTGTAGCCATTTCCTAATCCTCCCTAAGCTGCGTTATATTTAGCAGTTACGATAGCTTCTGGTCGAAGTATCTTTCTGCCGTATAGGTGCATACCACGAACAATGTCAGCAAAGCTGTCAGGGTCACGGTAGGTTTCAGTTTTACTAAGTTGTTCAGCAGTCGCAACAGCAGAACCATGACCTGCAACAATAGCACCGTAGTCAGTGTTTTGGTTTGCAGTTCCAGATGTTCCCGGTCCACCACCAACTGAAGGTAGGTTGCTAGACACGTATAGTCTAAAACCTGCCAAGTTAGTTAAGGCAAGACCATTTTTAAGTTCAGCTGCGTTGAAGTCAGCATTTACCAACTTAGAGTTTTCATCACCAAGTAACTCCATGAATACAGGGTCAACAACCAACCATCTATCCTGTGTATCAACTTGTTGTTGATTTAACAGTCTAGCCATTCTGTTGATGATTACCATTGGAGTAACAGCAGCTGTAGAAACAGCAGTTGCACCCGGAGCTAGGTTTGCAACAGGAATTGAGTGGTCTCCTGCTGATGAAGTTGTGATGCTTGCAAAAGAACTTTTGATTATCTTCATTGAAGAAAGAAGTTCATCTGTCCCTGCAGTAGAAACAGCCACAGACCCATTAACTGCATCATTAACAGCACCTGCATTAGCGTGTAATGCTGACTGCTTATAACCTGCCATATAGCCAAGAACTTCTTGGTCATACTGGTCAGCGAGTCTGTATGCAGCTCTATCAGTTGCAAGTTGCATAAAGTTGACATGACTATGTGCTTCCTCAATGTCATCCATTTTGAAAGCATAGTAGTTAGACTTGTCCACAGTAAGTGTAAAGTCCTCGTCATCAAGGTCCTGTGCTGTAACTTGTGTGCCACGAGCATAAGCCTTAACTGAAATTTCAGGCTCTTTGATAATCCTGACGGTATCGCCCTGATTAGCAATTTCTCCGAAATAGTCAGAGTTTGTTATATCTCCAACAACAGTTGACTTACGGAATGCAAGCTGTACCTGTTTGGAGTAGATTATTGGCGAAAAATTACCGTTAGGTAAATTGCCATAACCTGCAGCGGTTGTAAAAGCCATAGTAAATCCTCCTATAATTTGGCTTAATTAAAAGCTAAACATCGCAGGAAGAGGTTATACGTTCTAGAGTGCATATGATTACTCCGTGGCTAACTTTGTAATCTATGGGTCTATAATTATATAAGTAGTCTATACTCGTTTAAACTTTACTATTCGATTAAACATAAAGGTAGTCAAAAAGAGGCTTTATGTCTTGGTCGTAGTTATATTAATAAAATGTTGTTTGTCAACACTTTATCTTCTATTTCCTGATACATCGTAAATAAATTTACCAGAACGGATTGCTGTGTTTATTTTATCAGCATTCCTAGCATAGTCGGTATCACTCATTTTCTCTACATCAGATTCCTTTATAGTATCTGCTAATTCCTCAGCATCTACTTCCGTCTTAGACGTTTTGTTTACAAGAGAAGCAGCAGCTTTTCTTTTATTCTTTTTGTCACCTGCTGTTAACCCTTTGTCAATCTTGTATAAATCAAGAACACGAACAACAGATTGTGCATCATCTATATTGTCATACAAGGCACTCTGCACCCACTTAGGTTGCTCTTCTACCCACTCATGGAACTCATCTGAGTCACGTAACTTATCAAAGTCTTTGTGAACCTCTTTGATTTCATTCTCGGCTGTTCTACGAGTTGTTTCCTGTTTAGCCTTACTAAGTTCCTCTATCTGAATATTAGCCTTATCAAACATTTGTTTAGCTTTTTTCTCGGCTATTGTTTCCACAATACCTGCAACATCAGGATATTTTTCTGCCCAAGACGCAATATCCTCATCGGACTTAGGTGGTACAAGCTTTTTAGTGTTAGATAGTTTATCTTCTAACTCTTTTATCCTAGCATTGTATTCCTTCTCCTTTGTCGCAAGATGTCTTCGAACATCCCCATATCTCGTCTTGAAAGATTTTTCCTCCTTGCTAAGAGTCTCGTCAGATACCTCTGCTTCCTTTCCCTCTTCAGGAGGAGATACATCTTGGCTCTCCTCAGGGTTTTCCTGAACCCCTTCTCCTTCCCTCTGGGCAAGGAGTTCTTTGAGTTCTTGCTCGTCCCTAGCAATCTTGTCCTTGTACTTTGAACGAGACCGACTTACAA